TTCGTCGAGTTCGCGATCCCGCACGAGAAGACCGGGCGGCCGATCCACAACGAACCGTTCCACGAAGCATGGCACGAGTTCTTTTCGGCGACGCGATGGGGCGTCATCGAGGCCGCCGTCGAACTCGGAAAGTCGATACAGATCGGCCTCGGGCGCGTGCTCTGGGAAATCGGGACGAACCCGAATCTTCGCGTTCTTCTCGTCGGCGCCAACGACGACGCAGCTCGAAAACTCCTCGGCGGCGTCCGTCGCCACATCGAGCAGAACCCGCGCGTGCGCGAGGTGTTTCCCGCCCTTCGACCGAGCGCGCGACAGGGCGACCCGTGGAGCGATTCCGACATCATCGTGGAGCGTGACTACCTGTCGCGCGACCCGACGATCCAGGCCCGGGGCGCGGGGTCGCACAATATCCTCGGGAGCCGGCTCGATCTCGTCGTGATCGACGACCTGCTACACCTCGACAACACCAGGACCAGAGCGAGCCGAGACAAAATCGAATCGTGGTTCGACGACTACGTGTTCACCCGTCTCGTCGACGATTACGACGCCGAAACGTTCGGAAGGTGCTTCGTCATCGGGAACCCATGGGACGCCGACGATCTCCTCCAGCGGCTCAAGGGGCGCGATGGTTGGGACTCGATGACGACGGCCGTCGTGGAGAACCCAGACGACCCGCCGGCGCGCTGGCGTCCCGTTTGGCCGCGGCAATGGCCGCTCGAGCGCGTCATGGACCGCCGGCGCGGAATGACCGACTCCGCGTTTGCGCGGAAACACCTTTGTCGCGTGCTCTCCGACATGGCGAGGCGGTTCAAAAAAGCGTGGCTCGATCACATGCTCCGGCTCGGCGTGGGGCGGTCGTTTCTCACGACGATTCCGACGCTCCGGGGCTCCCCCCTCCAGTGCTTTACAGGCGTCGACCTCGGCGTCGGGGAGCGCGACGTCGACGCCGTGTCGTGCCTGTTCACGATCGCCGTCACGCCCGGGGACAAGCGGCGTGTTGTCGTCGACATTCGATCGGGGCATTGGACGGGCCCCGAGATCCTCGACGAGGCCGAATGGGTCTCGACGACGTTTGACTCCGAGCTAATCGTCGAATCGAACGCGGCACAAAAATACCTTGCCCAGTTTGCCGCGGGACGCGGGCTTTCGGTGTCAACATATTTCACAAGCGGGTCAAACAAATTTCACGAGGAGTGGGGCGTCGAGTCACTCGCCGTCGAAATGAAAAACGGCCTTTGGGTCGCTCCGTCGGGCCCCGGCGGGCACGACCCCCCCGACGAGGTCGTTGAATGGGTGCGCGAGTTGCTCGATTTCGACCCGTCGGCGCACACCGGGGATCGCGTCATGGCGTCGTGGTTCGCCCGTGAGGGCGCGCGGCGGTTCTTTGCGGCCCGTGTACAGCCTAGCGACCATCTTCGACGCTGACGCCCCCTCGCGGCGCCAGGAATCGCCCCTCTGTGATAGAGTGACCTCGACGGTAGGAACGCACGGAGGCCGGCATGAGATGGCACCATATCCTCGAAATTCCCAAAGGGATCACTGACGCAGACCCGATCGCAGCGCCCGCCAACGTCCCAACGGCGCGTCTGGTGGATTTTCGAGCGCGCGAGTCAAACACCATGATCGCAAATCGCTTGATCGGTGGACTCCACGCCCCGACCGGAGAGGCCGTCAGCGTCGAGATTTATGCACTCGACGAACGAGACGAAGAGGTAAAAAATCCGGCGCTCTGGCGATGGTCGCTCGTCGCGTCGTTTGCGATTTCCGGCGGCGGCACGTCCCAAACCGATCTTCTCGCGGGGCCGTGCGGTTTCGTCGGTGGTGGTCGTTTTTACGTAAGAGTTACGGCGAATTCGCTCGTTTCTACACGAGAACTCGTGTTCCGAGCCACGACCTAGTTAGGAAGGTCTGAAAAGGGAGGTTTCAGCGATGGCACTCTGGCTTTGCTTGCAGAAATTCGAGGGGTTGATCGGCGGCGGGCCAAACCCGACGCGGTTCATTCCGGGGCAGATCGTTGACGACACTCAAGACGATGTCACCGCGGCAATCGCGGCGGGGGCCGCGCTGGTGTCCTACAACGCCGCATACGCGACAGCGTTGGCACGTTTTCAGGAACAGTTCGGCGCGAAGGACCCCGACCAGACGATCATGGCCGCGCTCGCGTCCGCTGGTGTCGACCCGGGCGGCGTCGCCGCTCCCGCGGGCGCCTGGTACGTTGACCCGTCGTTCACCGGGACTTCGACGGGATCGAGGTCGAACCCGGCGAAGACTTACGCCGCAGCAGCGGCGCTCGCGTCCGCTGGCGATGTGATCTACCTCGCCCCCGGCGCATATGCCGAAGATATTGCGCTCGTCGCCGGCGTCGCCGTCGTCGGCCTCTGTCCCGCGCGTTCTGGCCTCGTCGCCGTCGCCGGAAAGGTGACGGCCGTTGAGGCCGGAACCGCCTACGTCGAAAACATCGTGGCGACCGAGGCCGCCGATTCGGCGCTCGAGATCACGGGCGCCGCCGCTGTCGTCGTCGTCGCCAAAGGGTGCCGATTCGTCGCCGGCGCGGCCGCGACCCACGGCGCGCAAATCACGGCGGCTTCGGGCGAGGTCGAGCTCTGGGATTGTGAGGTCAGGGCGACCACGGGCAACGCAAACGCGGCGCTACAAATCACTCAGGGCACGATCCGAGGTCACGAAATCGCGCTTTGGCACGAGGACAACGACGCTCTCGCGCTCGAGGAAACCGGCGCGGGTGCAACGACCGTTACTCTATTCGATGCCCTGTTCCAGGGCGGGATCGACGTGGCCGCCGCCGCAGCGCAACCGACGAACACGCTACATCGGGCCGATTCGACGACTGGCAACCTCGAGGCCCTCGTCACCGTTTCGACAAACCGATTCGAATGGTTCGGCGGCGACGTTGACTGCGGCGTCGCAAGCGGTGACGCCATCGCGGGCGCCGGTGTTTTCGTTTGGTCGGATCTCCGGCTCACCGGGACGGCGTCGAACCTTGCCGCCGCGTTGAACGGCGGGATCGGGGCATGGGACGCCACCGACTACTCGACACGTCGACTCCAGGCGCGCGTCGATGCGCCCGAACTCGACGCCTACGACAACGGTGGAACGGCGACGCTGACAGCGGCCGGGCAGGACGCGGTCTTTCTCGGTCGTGGTCTGCTCCATGGGCAAACCTTCGCGGCGATCACTCTCGGAGCATCGCTCGACATCATCGCAGAAGAACCCGGCGCTCCGTCGAACGTGATCCAGGTCGAGGTCGTCGACACGGGCGGCGCGGGCCCCTCGACGGTCGCTTATGCCGCGGGCGTGCTGACGATCGACCTCGTCGGTCTCACACCGAACGAAGACGCGATCGCCGCGCTGGTGAACGCCGGCGCGTCGGCATGGACGGGCATTCTTCGTGCGAACTCGGGCGGCGGCCCGGCGTTCGGCGTCGTTGCGGCGGCGAACTTGACGGGCGGCGTCGGTGAAGGGTTCGCCGTCACCGCGGGTGGGGCGGTATGCACCCCGACCGGGGAAAGCGGAGGGCTCGCGATGTCGACGGCCTCGATTACCGACACGTCGGCAACGGTCGCTGTTCCGAACTTGACGGCGACGCTCGCAGCTGGTGACGTCGTCAACGTCTCCGTTCTTTCCGACGGCGTTTCGTCGCAGTCCATGTCGCTCGTTCTGGCCTAATCCTCCGCGCTCTCCGCGTGGTATCCTGCCGCCATGGCGGCAATTCTCCCGAAACAAGCCGAGGCCGACGCGCTCTCTTCGGCCGTGCCTCTTCGACGCGCTCGACTCGTCGACCTCATCGACTCCGATCGGCAACGCGATTTGCTCCGGCGAGAGAGCTATCTTCGTTGCACTCAGCACGACCACAAGCAATTCGATTTCGACGGGTATCTGATTCGATTTTCCGACGCCGTCGACGTGCCCAGTTCCGATTACGTACCGATGAAACGGCGCCGGCCGACGTCCCGAATGGATCTCGGAAAGGTGATCACGAAACGCCTAACGGCGATGCTTTTTGGCCATGACAAATTCCCGTTGATCCGCGTCGAGGGCGACGCCGACGCGGAGGATTTCGCGCGACAACTCGCGGTCGAATCGAAGCTCGCGATCCGATTGATCGAGGCGCGCGACATCGGGGGCTCGACAGGGACGTCGGTGCTCTCATGGGGGTTCGTGGCGGGGCGCCCCGTGGTCGAGGTGCATCGCTCGGCGTTCGTCGAGGTGCTCGAATGGCAAGACTACGAAGCGCGGCGCCCCGGGAAGGTGCTGAAAGTCTATCCCTACATGCGCCGGGTTTGGGACGTCGAGGGCAAGCCCCGGCAGAAACGATTTTTCTATGTCCGATACTGGGATGATCGAATCGACGCCGTCTGGTCAGCCGTCCCCGAAGACGCGGCAAATCAACGGTCGTGGTCGATGCTCCCGGCGAAGGTCGTAAGGCACGACCTCGGATCGTGCCCCGTGTACTGGATTCAAAACATCCCTGACTCGTCGAGTGCCGACGGCGTCTCCGATTACGAGGGGCAGGAAGAAGGGTTCGACGCGCTCGACGTGCTATTGAGCGCGACGCAACGCGGGACGGTCGCAAATGTCGACCCAACGCTGGTGATTCACGACGACCCCCGCGAAAACGACGGGGTCGTAAGGCGCGGTTCCTCGTTCGCGATCTATGCTCGGAACGGCGCAAGTTACCTCGAGTTACGCGGCTCCGCGTTGACGTCGGCGCTTGAACTGCTCCACGTCATGCGACAGACCGAACTCGATAAGGCCGACGTCGTGCTCCTTGATCCCGAGAAGATTTCGGGCGGCACGGTGTCGGCGGCGTCAATGCGAATGCGTTACGCGTCGATGCTCGCAAAATGCGACACATTGCGGGAACAATACGGCGCCGCGATCGTGAACGTGCTGCAAAACATGCTCTCCGCGGCTCGCAGATTGCCCCGTGGCGCCGCGGAACCGTCGGGCGAGGGCGAAGGGTCGTGGGGCGTCGTCACGCTCGCCATGCGCGCGGAGCCGCGCAAAGACGGCGGGGTCGACTACGTCGAACGGACTCCGGGCGCCGCCGAAACCGTTTCGCTCCGGTGGCCGCCATATTTCCCGGCGACCTGGCAGGATCGGAAAGAGGCGACGGAGACGGCGAAGGGCGCGACCGGCGGGCGTCCCGTGCTCTCTCAGCGAACGGCCGTGGAATCGCTGGCGACGCTGTTCGACGTGGTCGACGTCGACCGCGAACTCGAGATGATCGAGGAGGACGCCGAATCCGGCATGATCCGAACGCGACGCGCGCTTGATGTGGGGGCCCCGGTCGTCGACCTCTCGGCGAACCTGCCACCGACCCCCGACGACAACTCCGACGCCGACGACAAATAGGCGGGCGCAGTGGCGACGACGCTGGGAAACGCCGACGCCGCGCTCCGCGTGTTCATGGCTCGCACGGCGTCGCTTGTCACTCTTTCCGACGCCGCGGGTCGGGCTCGAGCGCGCGAGTTGCTCGCCATTCTGACCCGGGCTGACGTCGACCTCGGGCTCCGTCTGCGGACGTGGGTTGCCGAGAACGGCGGCGGCGACATGAGGTTCAGCGAGGCTTCGCTGATTTCCTACCGCGAGCAGGCCCGGATCGCTGTCGAGTTCGTGCGAGACCGACTCGAGGGCATGACGACGGAGGCTGCGCTTTCGGCCGCGGAGACGTCGATCCGGCGAACGAGCCGGCTTTTTTCCGAACTCGAGCGGTTTTTTCGCGGGGTTGCTCGCCCGCTTCGGCTTGACGCCGTCGAACAGGTGCAACTCCGCGGATCGCTCATTTCGAGGCACGCGACATCGGCCGACCGATACGGCGCCGCCATGACGGCCGAGATCGAACGGGTGCTCGTCGATGGTCTCGCGCGCGGGGCGTCGCAGTTCGAAATGGTTGAACAGCTCGTCGCCATGAAGGGCCCCCAAGGGATGGTGTCGATCCGGGCGGTCGAAGTCGCTCCCGGCGTCGTGGTGCGAACGGCCGTGGAATCCATCCCGGAAGGGCTCTTCGTTCGGAAACGGCCGTGGGCATGGCGGATTGTCAGAACCGAAGTCGCCGAGGCCCAGAACGCCGCGAGCGATGCGTTGATTCGACACAATCGACAGGCGTTCCCGGATTTGAAGAGAAAGATCATGGCCGTTATCGACAACCGAACGGCGGCCGACTCGCTCGGTGTCCACGGACAAGTGAGAGCCGAGGGCGAGGAGTTTGTCGACGGCGCGGGAAGGCACTATCTCCGGCCCCCGTCGCGTCCCAATGACCGCGAGACGTTGATCCCGTGGCGGGATCGCTGGCCGTCAACGCGGCGGTCTCGGCCGCTTTCCGACGCGGAAATCGAGCGAATCACGGCGCGAAACCAGGCGCGGAGCCGCGCGCAAGCGGAACGCCGGCGGGCCCTTCGTCAGTCAGAAGACGAGATCGCGGCCTCGTCGTGATCGAAGAGGTCGGATTGCTCGGTCGACCGCTTTTCGAGTCCAGAAAACATTGACGGCGTGTAACCCTTGCGGAGGCGGGCGACGGCGAGGTCGAAGGTGTGCGGGTCCATCTCGGCGCCGATGGCTCGGCGGCCCTCGATGGCGGCGGCGAGAAGGGTAGTACCGGAACCCGCGCAAGGGTCGACGACGAGGTCGCCGGGACGGGTGTAGTCCCGGATGAGGGCGCGCATAAGGGGGACGGGCTTTTGCCCCGTGACGATGCGTTGTGACATCGCTTCGCCCTTCAACGGAGTGACAGCATAAAACCCCGGCAAGCTCCCGCACGATGTTTTGCGGCGAGGACGGGAAACGCATATGTATTCCGCCGCGGAACACGGGCCGTCACCTTGAAACCGCGGCGCGTTTCCGCGGAGCCAGACGACAGGAGCGAATACGTACCGCCCGACGCCGTCGAATGCCGATTCCCACCACCGAAACGATATGTGATCGCTGAAAACGACCGTCCACGCCACGTCTCGAAAACGCTCGGCCATTTCGTCGGCGAAATCTTGCGACATCGGGGCATAGGGCATACCTTGAAACGCGGTAATCGTTCCGCTGTGGCCCAATGCGCCGGCACTTCGCGCCCCGTTTTTCCTAACGTAGTCTTTTCCCGATCGGAACCCGTCGGATTGTCTCGGCGAATACGGCGGATCTGAAATCAACGCGTCGGCCTCGACGTCGGCGAGCACGTCTTGCCAGCGTCCTTCGCGCATCTCCCAGCTCGGCCCGGTTTCCACGCGGGCGGTCATTGCTCGGCCTCGTCGGTCCAGGGGTATTCCCAGGGGAGCCCGAACACAAAGTATAGTGGTTTCATATCCTTGCCGAGTCGTTCGCACCACGCTTCCAACTCCGTCGCCCGCTCGGCGAGGTCGTAGAGTTCGGCGCGGAGGCGGGCGCACTGGCATTCGATACAGCGCTCCTTTGGGAACACGCCGTGCTCGCAAGTCAAGGCGGCACGGGCGGCGGCGAGGGCCTCCCGACCGCAGAGATAACACCGAGTTCTGCGAGGTAGCCGACTCGATGAAATTTCGATCTCGTGTCCGCATTCCAGAACGACCCGCGAGCCACGCCCTTTCTTTTTCCAATTACGCGGCAAAACATTCACGATTTCGCGGAGGGGCTCCGAGTATTTCGGGAGGGTCTGCGGTGTCATCGCGTCACCGCCCAACGTGTTGCGGGACGCCCCCGCCCTCGTTTCCGTAGGGGTTCGCCCACGATTCGAACCTGCCCCGTCGCTTCCATGCTTCGCAGGATTCGCAAGACGGCTTGCGGGGTACGTCTCACGGCTTTCGCAACAACCGCGCACGTCGTTCCCCACGGCCCAGCCTCACGTAGCGTTCGAATGATCCGTGCCCGCGTTGAACCGATCCCGGTTTGCGGTCGTGCTTTCGAATTCACGTTCACGGCTCCCATCCTTCCCCGCCGATCGCCACGTAGTATCGGCGCGCTCGCCTCGTCGCCACGTCCCGGCGCGCTTCCGCCTCGGTAAGGCAACGGCTCGCGCCGTAGCTCGCGACCCATCGCCACCACGAACCGCCGCACGTTCGCCGCACGACGGCCAAAAACCTCGCCCCCGTCTCGACCTGGCACCACGCCGATTCGAGGTCAGACGAGCACCCGTCGGGGCGGTATCGGAGCGCGACCCCGTGCGATTGAAGGAGCCCGATTTCCCCGAGGGCGCCTCGAACCTGTCGGCTTTCGACAAGCGGCGAGAGCGAAGATTCGCGCATGGCCAGTGCGACGAGAAGCCGCGGGGCGTGCCCATGGGTTGCCCCCGATTCAACGAAAAGCCTGGCAAGCCTCACGGCGCGCTCATGGCTCGCGGCAGGCTGAAGCGCCCTGACTCCATCGGCGACGTCTTCGACGCGCTCACGGCCATTGTGGGCGAAAGACTCGGTGCATTCGGCGAGGAGCACAGCGCAAGCGGCGAGCACTCCGACGGCGACGAGGAGCGGAGACCATTCGCGCGCGTCTTCGATCATGTCCTGTCGTTCGTGTTTGTTCATGTCGAACCTCCGGCCCCTGTCATACCCGATCGGCGCCGGCGTCGACGCCAGCGGCGATTCGCCCCTCTCGGATCGTCACTGTGATGTCTTCGTCCCGTTCCCCGACGACCGTTGACCAAACCTGTACCCCGGCGGCGGTCGCCATCTCGCGCACCATGGCGCGGCGGTCGTCGTCGAGGTCTCCCCAGCGGTCGATCAACATCACGGCGATCTCGGGGTGCGCCGCGATCCCGAGTGCAACCGAAACGCGGAGCTGTTCCGACGACGACAGGACCGACAACGGGCGCCCCTGCCACGTCACGACCCCATCTTCAAGCGAGAGGCCCTCGACGGGGAGATCGGCCGCCGCAATGGCGGCGCGCGTCTGTTCGTCGATTTCAGCGATCCTCGCGCTCAACGCGTCGGTCTTCGCGCGTTTCTCGGCGGCGCGGGCCTCGACGCGCTCGCGGGCTCGTCGGGCCTCCACGGCGCGGTTCGTGTCTTCGGCCTCCGCGAGAGTCTGTTCGAACGGAGCAAGATCAATTTCGCGACGGCCCTCGAGTGCCTCTGCGAGCCGCTCGCGCTCCGCAAGGGCGGCGTTCGTGCGAGCATCGGCGGCATCGAGATCGCGATCTCGGGCTTGTTCGGCGCGGCGGTAGCGAGGCAGCGTGCGCGCAAGTGTCAACCGTTCCTGCAACTCCTCGATTTGGGCGAGGATGCGCCGCTCGTCGGCGCGGTCTTCGTCCCGGGCGTCTTCGCACCGACTAGACCATGATCGTTCGATGTTGTCTCGGGCGGCGACGAATCGCTCGAATTCGACGGAGGCGAGTTCGAGGTCGCGCCGCCCGCGCTCGAGATCGGTGTTCCGTCGCTCTGCGTCTTGGAGGCGCGCGACAAGGTCGGCGATGTTGATGGGTTCGTCGGGGGTTCCGTCGGGGACGTCGAACCCGGCCGCTTGCGCCTCGAGTTCTTTCGCGTCGCGTTTTGCGTCGCGTCGCTGCGCGAAGGCGGCGCCCCGTTCGGCGTCGAGGTGCTCGAGGTCGACGCCGACGAGGTCGGCTAGCGTCGACGCCTGAGCCTTCGGCGACATCGAAACGAACGCGAGCGGGTCGAACGTGCGGGCGCCGAAGAGGCGCGAAAGCATCGCTTGCGGCGACTTGTACCGGGCGCCCTCGTGATTCTCGACAACCAATGAGTCATTCCCCCGATCGTTCGTGCGCCACCGGACGACGAGATCGCCGAGATCAAGCACCACCTCGCCGTCTGTCGCGCCCTCGCGCAGTGGCATCGCTCCGCGCTCTCGAGCCCCGCCGAGGGCCCCGGCGATGGCTCGGAGAACGGTTGATTTCCCCGCGCCGTTTTTTCCTCCGATCACGACGTGCGATCCGTCCGGTCGAAGCTCGAAAGCCTCGACGCCGCCGATGTTGGAAATCCTCAATTCGATGACGTTCACGGTCTGGCCTTTCCTTCCCTCGCCCGACCATCGGGCGATTTCTGAAACAATACCCCTTGACCGGAACTCGGTGCAACGGATAATGTTTCAAAAATGCACCGGGCGACGCCCCGGGGAAAGGACAGACCACATGCCGATCGTGCTGCCAACAGACCATCTCTCACCATCTCAGGTTGGGATGTACGCGAAGTGTGGCGAGCAGTACCGCCGCCGCTATGTCGAGGGGGACCGCCGCCCGCCTGGGGTCGCTATGCTCGTCGGTCGCGGGGTCCACGGTGGAGCCGAAGGCCGCCATCGTCGGGTCATGGACACGGGCGAGGAGATGCCGAGGGCCGACGTCGTCGACCTCGCCGTCGCTGTATATGACGGAGACGTCGACGAGGCCGGGGAGGTCGATTTGGGCGCCGAGGCCGACCGAGGCACCGATATTGTCATCGGCGAGGCGCGCGACCGAACCGCGACGCTCGCGGGGTGCTTCGCGGACAAGGTCGCGCCGCAGATCCGCTACCCCATCGCCGTTGAAGAGCAGATCGAGATCCCCGTCGAACGGCTCGGGATTTCACTTCTCGGTTATCTCGATGTGGCGCATGAGCGCGAAGACCTCGTCGCTTACCCGGAGGGCGATTCGGCCGTTATCGTCGAAGACCTCAAGACGGGGACGAAGACCAGGAGCCAAGCCGACGTCGACGGCGACCGTCAACTCTCCTGGTACGCCATGGGATGGCGCCACCGAACGGGCACGCTTCCCCACGGCGTCGGGATTCGCCAGGTACTCAGTCAAAAGCGAGGGCCCAAGGCCGTACTTGTCGAGTCGCAGCGCACCGACGACCACGTCGCAGCGCTCTTGAAAACGATCAACGCCGTCGCCGTCGGGATCTCGGCCGGCGTGTTCCCGCCCGCCCCCGATGGCGCATGGTGGTGTTCGGCGCGTTGGTGCGGCTATTACTCGACGTGTCCCTACGTCGTTGGAAAGGTGATTTTTCATGAATGACAGAAACGGAAGAGCGATCGTGAACCGCAACGGCGGCGGCGATTTCGCCAACTACGACGACCCCGGCGCGGGACTCACCGATTTCGGCGGGCCCGATCGAGGCGCGGACCTGGCACGCGTCGAGGCGTCGGCGTCCCGTGCCATGGCCGAAGTCCAGGCCGCCATGGTGGTCGCGCAGAAGTTTCCGCGCGACGAACGCGCCGCCTACACAAGGGTCATGCGATCGTGTCAGCGGCCCCGCCTCGCCGAACAGAGCCAATACGCGTTCCCCCGGGGAGGGCAGACCGTCACCGGGCCGACGATCCGCCTTGCCGAGGCCCTCGCGCGGGCGTGGGGGAATCTTGATTTCGGGATCGCCGAGGTCGAACGCCGCGACGGCGAAAGCGTCATGCAAGCGTATTGCTGGGATCTCGAGAGCAACGTTCGTTCGACGAGGGTTTTCGTCGTGAAGCACGAGAGGCAGGCCCGAGGCCGCGTGCAACGGCTCACCGACCCCCGCGACGTTTACGAAATGACCGCCAATCAGGGCGCTCGTCGCGTCCGGGCCTGTATCCTCGCCGTGATCCCCGGCGACGTCGTCGAAGACGCCCTCGACGCCTGCAACGCGACGCTTCGAAAGCGAGCAAAAGACGTCCCGATTCAAGACCGGGCGCGAAAGATGGCGGCCGAGTTCGACAGATTTGGTGTCACGCTCTCGCAACTCGAGACGAGGATCGGGCACCGTCTCGATTCGATCTCTGAAGCCGAGTTGTCGGGCCTCCGGCGGATTTATGCCGCGCTCCGAGACGGGCACTCCGCGCCAGCGGAGTTTTTTTCGCCGACCCCGCCGAAGGGCGAGGAGCCGATCACGCTCGACGATGTCGCCCCGGAGACGCCGGCGGGTTCTGCCCCACCGAAGACCAGGAAACGAGGCGGCAAGTCGACGGCCGAAAAGAAGGCCGACTCGAGCCCTCCCCCGGAGCAACAGGATCTCGGTGTTCATGCCGACGAACCGCCCGACGATTACGAGGCGCCGGCGGGCGACGCCGACACCAAATCTTGATCATTCCCCCCCCGTGCTATCCTCGCCTCCATGGCGAAGCTCATCCAAACCGACGGGACGTTGACCGTACAGACCGATCGTAATCTCGGCGGCAACGGCGCATGTACGAAGGATCTGGCGCTTGGCGCCTCGGGGTGCTCGTCGTCTCAACGATACGCTGACGCGGTCGCTTGCACGTCGCAGCAAGTCTCGACCACGGGCGACCCGGGCGACGCGTTCGACGACCTCGACGGCGTCGACGACCTCTCCGAAATCGAATTCCTGTTCCTTCGGTCGGACAATGACGTTGTGCTTCGGCTCGACGCCGTCCCCGCCGACGCGCAAGCCGTCGCCGGCGCGTTCCCAACGGGATTTGGTGGCGGGGAGACACTGATCACGACGATCGACGGTGTCGCCGTCACCACGACTTTTGACGCCGCCGATCAGAGCGCCGCGCAATGCGCCGCCCGGATCAATGCCGCTATGGCGCTCGCTGGCATCGCCACGCCGCGGGCCGACGTCGTCGCAGGCCAGATCCACATCACCGGCGTTGCCACGGCCGTCGCCGGCGCGGAAGGGCTCCTGTCGTTCGCCGGCACGGGCGCCGCTCAACTCGGCCTCGATGCCGGCTCCTCGCCAACAATCACCCCCGCCAAGGGACAGGACGTGACGATCTCGGGCCTGTTCCTCGCGGAGTTCTCCGGCACGTCGAGCCGCAAGCCGACGGCCGCCCAAATCAGCGGAAACGCCACGGTCGAGATCATCGCCGCCGGTCGGTCGTGAGAGTGGATGATCGTGGTCATGTGTTAGATTCGTCGCGAGACGAGAAAGGGAACGAAAAGCCATGTCGTCGACCGTGAAAGCCGAACTCAACAAGTCGAACCCGAACAACGTTTCGGATCTTCTCCGTCTGCTCGAGGCGGGGCGGACCCTCGAGGTGCTTCCGCGGACGGAGCAGCTCGCCGTGACCGCGCACATCGCGACGCCGTCGCGCCCGGCGCGAACGATCCTCTCCTGTTTCATCACGGCCGCCGGCGCGAACACCGGAGAGGCCGACGTCTCGAAGAAAGAGACGATCCCGCCGGCCGCCGGAGATTGCGCGATCAATGAGGATGGGAACATTCAGTTCGCCGCCGCTGACGTCGTGACCGAATGTGAAGTTACGTATGTCCCCGTCGAAGGCGAACTCGTCGAGGACGAGATCATTGCCGTGACCGCGGGCGGGCTCGGCACGCTCTCCGGCTCGAAGGGCGCGATCCAGATCGTGAGCGCGACCCTCAACGCCCCGGCCGTGACCCCCGGCGCGAAGGTCCCCGAGGCCCGCGGGACGGCGGCCGGCGCCCTCGCCGGCAGTGGTTGCGCCGTCACGCTCGACGGAAACGGTGTGCAGTTCGTCGCCGCCGAGGCCGCCGTCGCGTGTACCGCGACCGTTTCCTATTACGCGTTCCCTGGCGTTGGCCAGGCGAAGGACGACGCCGGAACGCGGCTCGAAGCCTCGTTCGATCTGTCCTAATCGGTCGGCGATGACGCCGACGGAGACCACCGACACCCCCTAGACCAGGAGAGACCACCATGCCAGAATCGACAGATCCGACCGTCACGCCCCCGGCGACGCCTCCGGGCGCCGAACCCGCCGCGCCCCCGGCGCCATCGGAACCGCCAGCCGACGCGGCCGACGGAGCCCCGGAGCCCCCGGCGACAATTTCCATGACGACGGCGCAACTCGACGAGCGCCTCAAGCGTCACGAGGCGGCCTTGCTGCGGAAGCTCGGCCTCGAGAGCCCCGACGACGTCGTCGCCATGCGCGAGCGTCTCTCCGAGGCCGAGAAGGCCGAGCAGGAACGACAACGCGCAGAGCTTTCCGAGGTCGAACGGCTCAAGGCCGAGATCGCGGACTGGGAACAGAAACACGGGACGGAGGCCGAAAGCGCAAAGTCGCTTCGCGAAGAACTCGACGAGCTTCGCGCGGAGACGCACCTTCGAGGGCTCTTCGTCGAGCGCGGGATTTCGAACGCCGACTATGCCCTGTACCTTGTCGATCAGAAGATCGCATCGCTCGACGAGGGCGCAGACTTCGACGAGGCCGCGTTCCTTGACGAGATCGCCGCGAGCGACCAACACAAGGCCGCTCTCGGTATCGCCGCCGCCCCTGGCACGCCGCCAGGCGCGAACACGACGCACAACCAGGACGGACCCCCGCCCCGCCCCGAGACCCCCGGCGAATTCGACGCGATGGCGGCAAGCCCCGAAGACGTCAAACGCCGCCTCGCTGACCTCGGTTTCCACGGCTGATTTTCCCGCCCGTTTGCACGCCCCTCCCGATCTGCGGTACTTTGAACACGGATCGGACAGGAGAGGGCCCCCACGCGACGCCGGCGGTAACAGGCGGATCGGGCTCCTCGACGTCCAAGGATGATTTGGATTCAGAGGAGGAAAGACCATGCCCGTTTCGCTCGCAGGATTCGACCCCGCAATCGCGGCCGTTCTTCAAGACAACACGCTCGAGCGCGTTTTCCGCGACGCCATGTTCCCCCGGCTCATGTTCCGCATGGATGCGACGCCGGAACGCTGGGACGCCAACGTCGGCGAAGTCAAGTTGATGACGCGCACGGGCTTGATCCCCGTCGCGATCACCGCGTTGATTCCCGGAACCGACCCGACCCCGTCAACCTATGCCGTCGAGCAGTGGAGCGCGCAGGCTGCCCAGTACGGCAACGCGATCGACACTCACATGCCCTCGAGTCGCGCCGCGCTCGCGTCGAAACTCCTCCGGGACACGAAGCAACTCGGCTTGAACGCTGGCCAGACGCTCAACCAGATCTCGCGGAACCGCCTGTTCCGGGCCTATTGCTCCGGCAACTCCGCGGCCGTCGCCGTCGCCGCCATCGGCGCGAATCAGGTTCGCGTCGCGTCCCTCAACGGGTTCACCGAGTCGCTCGTCAACGGCGTTGTGACCCCCGTTTCGGCCGCCGCTCCGCTGACGATCACATTCGGCGGAACCGAGCCGAACCGCAACGTCATCGCCGCGACCCCCGACGACCCGTCGGCACCCTTCGGGCCCGGAACGCTGACCCTCTCGGCGGTCCTGACCGTCGGTGTCGCAGCTCGCGAAGCCGTTGTCGCCTCGAACGCCCCGCGTATCTATCGCGTCGGTGGCGGCGCCACGGTCGACGCGATCAACGCCGCCGACGTGTTGACGCTCGACGACGTGATCAACGCCGTTGCGTTCCTCCGCGGCGACAATGTCCCGAACCATGACGACGGGTACTTCCATCATCACCTCGGAACGCAGGCGGAAGCGCAGCTCTTCGGCGACAATCACTGGCAACGTCTCCACGAATCTTTGCCCGATTCGGCCGCCTATCGCGAGTTTTCCGTCGGCCGCGCCGTCGGGTGCAACCACTATCGCAACACCGAGTGCCCCGACTCGCTCAACTCCGGGACGCTCGTCTCCTCGGGTGCCGCGGCGGCCGAGTGCTCGCCCGACGTCGGCGCCGAGATGATCAACAACAACGGCATTCGGATCGGCCGAACGATCATCACCGGCATGGCGAGCCTATATGAGTGCTACATCCCCGAGGCCGACTACATCACCGAGGCCGGCGTCACGGGTCGGATCGGGAACTTCTCCGTCGTCAACAACGGCGTCCAGGTCATGACCGAACGCATCCGATACACCATGCGCGCCCCCCTCGACCGTCTCCAGCAGATCGTTGGGCAGGCGTGGTCGTGGTCCGGTGACTTCGCGATCCCGTCCGATGAGGTCACGACTGGCCGCCGCTACGGTCGCGCTATCGTGATCGAGCACGCCATCGGGTAGCACGCGCCCCTCGACTTTCCCGCCCGACTCTGTGCTATTCTCGCTCGCATGAGCGATACCAAATCCAACCCGAAAGCCATGAGCGTCGCCGATCTCCGTGCGCGAGCCCGTTATTTCGGAATCACTCCCGGCACGATGCGAAAAGACGACCTCGTCGCGGCCATCGCCGAGGCCGAAGAACGCGTCGCCGCTGTTGAGACCGCCCCCGAGGACTTCGGGACGTTGCCCCCGCTCGAGGCCGCCCCCGACGACGAGCCTTCGGCCGAAGAGGAGGCCGCCGCCGTCGAGGCCGCCGTCACACCGAGCCCGACAGATCCGATCGCTGGCGACGTCGACGCGCCCCCGATCGTGCATCCAAGATTCCGCCTCATGAGCGATATCAAGATCGCGACGCCCCGCGGAGCCGTGCGGCTCCTCGCCGGGCGAATCGTCGACGCTGGTCAGTACGACCTCGACGCGATCCGTTCCGCCGGAGGAGTGCTCGCGCCGATGATCGAAAGGTGATCACGATGCCTCTTCGCAAGGGATGCAGTCGGCGAGCGATCGCCGCCAACGTGAAAACGGAGCGCCGGCGAGGCCGCCCCCGTCGCCAAGCCCTCGCGATCGCGCTCGACACGGCGCGAAAAGCCGCGGAGAAGGCCGGAACCCCCGCCAAGGGCCCGGGGCCCGCCCCCGACGGTCCCCGGCGACAAAAGCGCCCACGGCGCCGCCGGGCGGGGCGCCTCCGCGGGATGCCTCGCGAGCGGTAGACGCGTCGCCGCCGCCTCATGCTATCCTGCCCCTATGGCGGCACTCACAGAACGCGAACAGGCGCAGATCATCCGGCATCTCGGCTATGCGAACTGGTCGTCGCTCGCGTCGTCGTTCCAGCTCGGATATCCGGCCGCGTCGCAACCCGAATTCCTCGTTCGTGACGCTTTCGCCCGAATCGACGCCGAGGGGCTCGAGCTTGTGCGGCGCGACGTTCGCGAGTTGAACTGCATCGAAGATCAGATGTCGGAGGCCCGCTCTCGCTTCAAGGCGCTCCGGCTTGGCGAGTTGACGCCAAACCAGAACGAAATTCGCCAACTCCGGCGAGAGTTTGCCGAATGGCAAGCGAAGCTCGCCAACGACCTCGGAGCCCCGATCAATCCCTTCGCTCGCGGGGCCCTCGCCGGCGGTCGCAACGCCACGGTGATCTCGTGAGCGACAACCCCCGCGGCCCGCTCCCGGCGACGAGAGATCATCGTCTGCGCGATGGTTCCGGCCGTTCCCTCGTCGAAGATCTCGGCGGGGTCGTCGACGATCTGCGGCAAATGCTCGTTGAATTCGGTCTTCGGCCGTACACGGTTCATGTCGTGCGGGTCCGGTGGTCCGGTGGCGAGGTCGGCCGCGGGACGCCGGCGACGGCCGTGGATCTCGCGCTCCTCCCGACTCCTCGTGTCCGGTCGCTCGAGGCCCTCGCCTGGCAATCCCGAGAGGGCGGGCACGTCGAGCGCGGGGACGTTCGGCTCGAGGGCATCTCGCCGCGGTACACCGAAGACGAGATCGAGAGCTATTTCGGCCGTGCCGACGGCGAGGAGTGCTTCGTCGAAGTTCGAATGGACCGCCGCGACGGCCGCGAACCGGAACGCCGCCGGTTCACGATCGCATCGCCGCCCGTGCGACGTCCCGACCGTTTCGACTGGTCGGTCACGATCCGCAAACAAGACGGCAACCGGGAGCGCGACGGCTCGCGCCGGGCACCTCGTCGCCGCGTCTGGTAGCCTTACCCCATGGCCAAGAGAGTCACCCCCGGCGAGCTTGCCGACCGGCTCCGCACCATGTCGCGGGACTACCAAGAGGCCGCCGTTCGCGGACTTCAATCGGCCGCGATGGTGCTCGAAGGATACGTCGTCGAGGCGATCATGGACACGAAGCCGGAACCGCCGCACAACACCGGAGAGATGGCGCGATCGACGGGTACGAATTTCACCCCGAACGGCGCGATCGTTTCGGTCGACGCTCCGCACGCGCCCTTTATGGAATACGGTACGCGCCCCCATCGGCCGCCCGTGGCGCCGCTTGCCGACTGGGCTTATCAGAAAGGGATCATCGACTCCGATCCCGTCCAAGTAACGAAAGTCGCCTATGCAATGCTCAAAGCGAAGGGCGAGGCCGCCGTCGAGCCGCGGCCTCAACCAGGCGAGAACGAGGAACCGCCCGAGGCCGAAGATCCTGTCGCACGCGACGCCATGATCGTCGCCGGCGTCGTCCGTGGCATCGAAAAAAACGGCCTCGCACCTCGACACTTCATGGCGCGGGCCGTCGACCGGCTCGAACGCGAGGGCGTCATCGACCGAGAGATCAGGGCCGAGTTGCGCGAGGTCGGTCTTCGTGAGCCCGGCCGCGGGAACTCGCGGGGAACGGAGCTGTAACCCATGGCGACAGGCGACAGAGTCACGACGCACCACCGAGAGGCCCACGTCGCGATTCCAAACCGAATGGGCCCGCGAAAAGCCATGGGCGAGGCACTCGCGGCGTTCCTTCTCGGTCTCGAGTTCCGGGTCGACGGCGGGGACGACGAGCAAGACGCCGTCTTTTCGCTCGAGCGAGTCTTCGACCGTTGGCCGCTCCCTGACGAGCGGCTCCCTTACCCGTGTGCGTCTCTCGTCAGTAGGGCGCCTGTTCCCGTGCTCCAACACAATTTGACGCCAACCCCGCTCGAGGAAACGTGGGGCACGTATGACGGCCTCGTTGCGGGGTGCGCGCCCGGTGGAAAGTCAACGGTGCTCTGGAAAGAGGGCGGGGCAACAGTCGCCTTTCAGGTCGATTTCTGGTGCGACACCGACGCAGATCGCGAAGCCGTCGAGGCGCTCCTACCGTCGGCGTTTGCGCCCGAGGAAACCGCCGCCGGCGTCATCGTTGAAGGACCGCCCCTGTACTATTCGCGCCCCGTGCGGCTCGTTCTCGACTCGATGGACTATGACGATTCAGCGGCGAACGCCTACGCCAACGAGCGCCGCTTGCGATGCGTCGTCGACGCCGACTGTGATATTGTTTCGCTCAGGTGGGCACCTGCGATGAAACCTCCAACCGTGCTGGTGGACGTCGAAGACCCCGCCGATCCAAGTAGCGAAGAGGACTAGGGAGGATTTGAGGTATGAGCGCTTTTATTCGGCGGTTTCGCGATCTGCCCACGTTGGAGCAACTCACCGCGATTGAGCAAATCACGATCATTGACCGGACTCCGCAGGTCCCTGTAACGGGCGTTGGGTTCGGGACTCTGCTCCTCGTCGGTGAGTTCGAGGACGGCGCGTTCAATACGCCAACCGAGGTTCTCGGCGCGAACGACGAGCGGTCGAAGTTCGGCGGGTTCGGATACCAATACGGAGATAGCAAGTATCAAAACCCGTGCGGTCGTCGACACTTAGCGGAGGATTGGAACGGGAACGGATGGATCAAGGGGCTGAATCTCCGACCCCAGCGCAAGATCATTTGTCGTGTCGACACGAGCGTCGGCGACGTCCGGTTCACGCTCGCCGCCGCGGTCAGATCGGCCGCCGCGCCCTTCGACCTCACCGCGGCCGATCAGGCAACCGTCACCACCGACACCGGAGCCGGGGCCTCGACGGCGATCACTGCGACGGTGGCCACGGCCGCCGGCGCGGGGTTCGCCCCCGGGCCCACGGGGTACACCGGAGGCGAGCAGATCGGGATCACGATCGATGCCCTGCCCGAGGTCGTCGTCTCATTCCAGGTCGGCGACCAGACGGCCGCCAACGTCGTCTCGCGGATCAATGCCTTTCTCGGGTCAACCCTCGCCGTGGTCAACGCTGGCGAGATCGACATTTCGTCGATCCAGGCTGGCTCGGGAGCGTCCGTCGTGCTCCGCGACGTCACCGACCCGGGCGGCGGCACCACGCTTGCCGCGATCGGTCACGTCGCCGGCGCGTCGGCCGGCGCGGGCAACGTCGCCAACGTCAACGCCGTTACGGCTGCCGAAGCAGCGAACCTGATCAACTCCGTTGCGGTCGCCGGCGTCAACGGGATCGCAGCCGTCGACGCCGCAACACAAGAGGTCGTCGTCTATCGCACGGGCTCCGCGACGGGCACGATCAAGATCGACGACACTGTCGGCACGATGGCAACCGACATGGGGTTTACGACCGGGACGGTCGTTACCGCGAACGTCGGCGCCGCGTTCGACCTCGCCGCCGGAACGCGTGTTCGAAATGCCGGCGGTGACGAATGGGTCACAATGCGGTCGATCTCCTGGCCCGAGGGCACGGTCGCCGCGCCCAACGACGGGACGCAAGACGTCGAGGTGCGGCCGGCGACCGACGACGGAACGGCCCTCACGGCGCTTGCCGGGACCGTAACAACGCTTGCCGACCTTCCCTCGTCTCGAATGGTCGAGGTCACAAACCCGTCGAACCTGTCGGCCGCGCTCACCGAAGCGCAGATTGACGCCGCCTATGCTGCCGCGTTCACCGCGACCGAGGACCCGACGAAGGTCTCGAGGGCCACGACGGTCATGATCTCGGCGCGGCGCTCCGCTCAGGTTATCGTTTCCGGGCGACAGAGCGCGCTCGACGCGAGCGCCGAGGGGTGCCAGGGGCGCGTTTTCGTTTCCCGCGCTCCCATCGGCTACAGCTCCGCGCAAGCGATCGCAGACGTCGCCAGCTACCGCCGCGATCGGGTCGTTTACACCTGGCCAGGATGGACCATGTACGTTGCCGAGATCGCCACACTCGGCGCCGCCGGCGGGACGGGGTTCAACGCGTCGGGCATCATCTCGATCGGTGGTGACGGGCCGCTCGCGGATCTCATGTGCGCCTTGCCGCCGGAGGAGAACGTCGGGCAGGTCACGGGCCGCCCCGATCTGTATCTCGCCGACATCGAGGCGACCGGGGAGACCATGGGGCGCACGCTTTACACGGCGCTCAAGACCGCTGGGATCTGCGCTCCTCGGGTCGACGATGACGGCAACTTCGTTTATCAGAGCGAGGTCACGACGTCGTCGATCGAAGGACGAAAGACGATCAAGCGCCGGCGCATGGCCGATTACATCCAAGACTCGTTCGCGAAGCTCGCGATCCCGTTCACGAAGAAGCTCGCGACCGACGCCCGGCGCTCCGGCATGGACGCCGCGGGGACCGAGTTTCTCGAGGGGCTCCTGTCGCGCAACGCTCCCGACGCGCAGCGGATCGCCGATTACTCGTTCGGCGAAGTCACCAACGAATATGACGGGTACGAGGCGCGCGGGGTCTTCGTTTGGGCGTCCGCCGTCCGGTTGCTCTCCAGCATGGATACGATCGTCTTCGATACCGAGATCGGCGAGGGCGTCACGATTACCGAGGCCGAATAGGTCAGAAAAGAGAGGTAGGCAATGCCTGACAGGCTCAAAGGGCAAGAGGTCGACGTCAACGTCTTTTCGGCCACGAACGGGCTTGAAACGTCGTTTCAGAACGTGGGGTCGATCGAATTCCAGTTCGACCGGGAGATCCTCTCGGAAGGGTATCTTGGGCAGACGACCGAGCAGAAGGACGACATCCACACCGGCGTTTCGGGCACGCTCACGATCAACAGTCGAACGGCCGACGTCATGTCCCTGATCCAACGCATCACCGAAGCGTCGAAAGGCCGCCTCCCCGGGGAGTCGATCCAGATCGTGGCGTCGTATCGGTTCCCGCTCGGCGGGACGCGGCGGGTCGTGATCCCCGATGCGAAGTTCGGGAACATTCCGATCAACGCGAGCGATCGGAAATCCTACGTCGAATTTCGGTTCGAGTTCGCCGCCGACGACGCAACAATCCTCGCCGCGCCCTGACCCTCCCCCCCCATCGTCTCCGCACAATTTTACGCGATAGGGTATCCTCGACGGCGTCCCGTGTCGGCGCCTCCCGGGGTGTCGGTCTCCGCTGGTGGTGAGGCGTCGGCGCGGGGCATTGACCCCCGCACACCAGCGCGGGAGAAAGGCCGATAGATGACGGAAAAGCAGAAGCAGAACAGAAACGCCGAAGAACCCGACGAGACGGGGGCGCAGAGCGCCGGAAAGCTCGTCAAGGGGCTAACGTTCGACCCGGGGGCGTTCGACGCGATGGTGGCGCGCACGTCGTCGACGGCGTCGGAAGGGGGCGAGGCGCGCACGCTTCGCCGGCGCGGGGTCAAGGTCACGGTCTGGCCCGAAATGTGCCGACCGGGAGCATACGACCAACCGATTCAGATCACGCTTCTCGAGCTGGATTCCGACCAGGAACTCCGAGCGCTCCGAAAGCTCGGTCAGTACGGGCCGGCGCCGTCCGAAGGGAACGAGCTCCCGACCGCCGCCGACGCGACATCGTCGGGGCAGGCTCTTTCCCTCGTGCTCGGCCGCGCGTCGGTCCATGCCGTCAACGGGCGCGTGCTTGCTCCGCATGAGAAGGATTACCTTTGGGATTCGCTTTCAATGCCGGGGCGACTCGCCATTGGTGCGGCGTTCCTGGAGCACTGCGCGGGGCTCACCGGGGACGCTTTGGGAAACTCGCTAGCCTCGGTGGAAATCGAATAAGTGGCTCCCTTCGCCGCCATCCCGAGGTCGCCGTCCAAATTTACGTCGGCATCCTCCTCGCGTTCGAGGGGCCGTGGCGCGAGGGCGGCGTCGAGGAGATCTGGCGAAGAGTCGCGTTTGCGACGCGATACGGCCACATCGGGCTCGCCGAGGCCCTCACAATGCCCGTGCGCGATCTGGCTCTCTACGGTCGCGCTCTCGCCGATCTGATCGAGAGCGAGAACACGCCGTCGCCGGGGGCGGGGTGATACTCTGACCCCATGGCCGACGAATCATACAAGGTCGAAGCCGAACTCGAGTTGCGAAACGCGCGGGGCGTCGCCGCCGACCTCACGAAGGCGGCCGACGCGTTCGAGCGGTTCGGCGATCAGAACCGAAACGCAAATCGAGCACTTTCCGAGGCCGCGAGGGCGACACGGCGCGCGGAGCGCGCAACTGAAGAGTACAGGCGGCAACTCGCCCGCGTCGGGCAGGTCGCCGGGGCCGCCTATCGCCGGATCGGCGGAACCTTCTCGCGCCTCGGGACGGCGGCGCGCATGTCGAGGGCGTCGACGGGGCATACCGTTCGGAACCTCGTTGCTCTCGGCGCAACCTACATGGGGATCAACGCCGTCGCCGGCGCGTTCGAGCGACTCGTCGGCGCCACGACGGCGGCAAACTCGAGCGTGGAAAACACGATCCTCTCCGTTGCGAGTCTGTACACCGAGATCGAGCGTGTTTCGTTCGCCGACGCACAACGCGAAGCGGCGGGCCTGTATCGCCAGCTCGAGCAACTCGCTATTTCGAGCCCAGGGACGACGGCGAACCTCTCCGATATGTTCACGATGGCATACGGCCCGATGCGGAGGGCGGGCGTCGAACTGAACCGCCTCACGACCTTTTCTCGCGACGCTGTCGCCGTGGCGTCGGCGCTGCGGATCGATGCTCCGCAGGTTGCCAGAGACATTTCGATGCTCATGACCGGCGTGGCAGGCACCGACGTTCGCACGTTTCGCACGCTCCGATCCATGGGGATGATCACCGAATCGACGGAGGAGTGGAACGAGATGGCGCAACGTGCGCCAGCCGAGGCCGCCCGCCGCTTGATGGATATCTTCGACCGACTCGGTCGACAGAGCGCCGAAGCGTTCGGCCGCACATGGTCGGGCGTGACGTCGGCGTTCTCCGACATCACCCAATATTTCATGAGGGCGATTTCGTCCCCGGCGTTTCGCGTGCTCCGCGACAACCTCCGACGGCTCAACGACACGTTGATCAAGTTTCGTCCGGGGATCGAGAAGGTGCTAACGGCCGTGGGCGGCGGTATCGCGCGAGTTTTCGCCGGCGTGATCGAACGGATGCGCCGCGCGTTCGTCTGGGTGATCACGAACCTCGACACGATCGGAGCCCGGATCGATTCCGTTATCGCGACGTTTCGCCGGCTTGCTCCGATGGTGCGATCGATGTTGATCGCCGGCGTGGCGTTGAAGATCGGCGCGGGGGTGCTCGGTGCGGTGCTAGCCGGGGCCGGAGCGATCATCTCAACGATCGGTGGTGCCGTCTCCGCGTTGCTTCCGCTTCTCGCCGGCGGCGGCGGAGCGGGAATACTCGGGATGCTCGGGATCGGTGGCGGGGCGACGGCGGCGGCCGGAGGGGGCGCAGCCGTCGCCGGGGGCGGGGCTCTCGCCGCGATCGGGCTTCCTGCCGGGGTTGTGGGCATTCTCGCCGTGGCGGCGGCGCTCGAAGTCGCGCTAGGGGCCCTTGTGACGGCAATCGGCGTCGCGGCCGGGACGGTAACGATCATTGTTTCTGTTTTCGTTGCGCTCCAACGGCAAGGCGACAGGCTCCGCGGATATTTCGAAGGATCGGGGCGGGCACTCGTCGGCGCCGTCAACAATTTCTGGGCGGCGCTTGTCGGGATTTGGGCGGCGGTTTCCCCATGGCTCGAGACGCTCGGTTTCATCATCGTGGGCGTCGTCGTTTCGGGATTCCGAATTCTCGCCGATGTGCTT